AATAAAACAAAAGCAACTCTTTATGATATTGCTGATGATATTAGTTACAAATCAAGGAGGAATTACACACTCAATCATTTAATAGAAAGAATTAAAGTATATAATGAAGAAAACTTCAATTATGATATAGTAAATATACCACTTAAAAACTAATGGGAGAAGAATTTCACGCAGTTATAAAATTAATTACAGGTGAAGAAATATTTGCCTTAGTTTCTGTCGATGAAAACGATGGAGATCCCATTATAATGCTACAAAGTCCTGTAATAATGAAAATGATGCAAAATCCTACAGGACAATATGTCAAAATAAGACCTTGGTTAGAGATCCCTACTGATGATCTTTATTTAATTAAATATGATAGAATTGTTACTATGAGTGAAATAAATGATGAACAAACAATTCATTTTTACGAAAGATACTTAAATGAATCAGAAGAACATGATATGGAATTTGATGGTAGAGTTAAATTAAATACTAAATTAGGTTTTGTAGCAACAGTTGATGATGCTCGCAAGAGCCTTGAAAGAATCTATAATGATAATATAAAAGAATCTTAATTCCCTTCCAACCTTCACAAAGGTATTGTACACATTTTTAGGGATCTTGTCAAGTATCAAAAATATGGTATAATAGTCATATAAAAAGTATTACTAGGAAAAGTCAATGTTATGGTTAAGAAAAAGTCTGAACATTATGTAAATAATAAGGAATTATTAGAAGCATTAATTGTTTATAGAGCGAAGGTTGCCCACGCAAAGGAGAATGATCTTCCAAAACCACGTATTACAAATTATCTTGGTGAATGTTTTTTAAAGATTGCTACACATCTATCATATAAGCCAAATTTTGTGAATTATATGTTTAGAGATGATATGATCTCTGATGGTATAGAGAATTGTGTTCAGTATATTCACAATTTTGATCCAGAGAAATCTAGAAATCCATTTGCATATTTTACTCAAATTATACACTATGCTTTTTTAAGAAGAATACAGAAAGAGAAAAAACAATTAGAAATTAAAACAAAGATAATTGAGAAAACAGGATATGATGAAGTAATGGTAGTTGATGATGGAGCACTTACTTCATCAAGTTCTGATTATAATACAATTAAAGACAACATTCAGTACAAATCTTCTAATAGATAAAATGGCATTTGATGATGATGTAAAAATCTCTATTAACCTTAATAAGTTGGTAGAGACTAGAGCAAAACTATTGACTCAATATGAAGATTACTCAAATGCAATAGCAACTGGTGAGTATCTTGATGAAAATGATATTGATAGAATCGCAGTCAAGTTAAGAGAAACTCTTACTTGGGATTCGATATATTTTATGGTAGATAGTGCGATATTTGATTATATGGGTTTAAAAGATCCAAACAAACCTAATTATGGTGAGACTGCTGGTAATGAACCTGCCGCTACCTATGAGAAGAATAGACAGCAGTTTAAGATGGTTAAATTAGAATCTCCATCATGGACAATTGAAGTACCAGTACGCAAGAAATGAAAATAGCAATAATAACTGATCAGCATTTCGGTGCTAGGAAAGGTGCTGAGTATATTCATAGTTATTTTAAAAAATTTTATGATGATGTTTTCTTTCCTTACATAGAAGAAAATAATATTAATACTGTAATTGATATGGGCGATACTTTTGATAATCGTCGTAATATAGATCTTGCATCTTTAGAATGGTCAAAGAAAATATACTTTGATAGATTGGAAAAGTTGGGTGTAAAATTACACTCTATTGTTGGTAATCATACTGCTTATTATAAAGATACTAATGAAATTAATACTATAGATTTATTATTGAAGGAATATAAAAATATAACAACTTATTCTGAAACAGTTCCTATAAAAGTAGGTGGTATAAGTATTCTCCTTGTGCCTTGGATTAATGATGATAATAAAGAAAAAACTCTAGCAATGATTAAAAAGTCAAGATCTCCTGTTGCTATGGGACATCTTGAGTTAAATGGATTTACTGCTACTCGTGGTCATATAATGGAACATGGTATGGATATGAAACCTTTTAAGAAATTCAAAAAGGTATATTCAGGACATTATCACCATAGAAGTTCTAATGACAATATTCATTACTTAGGAAATCCATATGAGATTTATTGGAATGATGTAAATGATCCTAGAGGATTTCATGTTTTTGATACAGAAACATTAGAACATACTCCTATTAATAATCCATATAGATTATTTTATAATGTTTATTATGAAGATACAAATTATAAATTATTTGATACAAGAGAATATAAGGGTAAAATTGTAAAACTTATTGTAAAAAAGAAGTCAAATCAGAAACAGTTTGAAAAATTTATAGATAAGTTATATAACTCTGGTATTCAAGATTTAAAGATTATAGAAAATTATATTCTTCACGAAAGTGAAGAATTTGAAGTAGAAGAAACTGAAAATACAATTAGTATTTTGAACAGATATATTGACGAATCTGAATTTGAAGGTGACAAGACCCTTGTTAAGGGTATTTTACAACAAATCTATTCGGAGGCTTGTGAGGTAGAGTAATGTATGTTTTAACCCTAAAGGATAAAGATCAAGAGGGTGCTTACGCCGTTCATAATAAGTATGGTGAAAAAGTTCTGTTTTTATTTTCGCATGAAGATGATGCAGAAAGATATGCAATGCAGTTAGAAGATGATGATAATTCACCAATGAGTGTAATAGAGGTTGATGATGCACTTGCCATAATCACCTGTAAGAGGTATAATTATAAGTATGCAGTGATTACTCCAAACGATATCGTTATTCCCCCTAAAGTGAATGATAACCTTCCAGAAAATTAGATGGAAAAATTTTCTGTCAACTGGTAATCAGTTTTCAGAAGTTGATTTTCAACAGAATGCAACAAATTTGATAGTAGGAACAAACGGTACAGGTAAATCAACTGTGCTGGATGCTCTTACTTTTAGTTTGTTTAATAAACCATTTCGTAAGATTAATAAATCACAATTAATAAACTCTACAAATGAAAGAGATTGTTTGGTAGAAGTTGATTTTGAAATTAATAATCGTCAGTATTCAGTTAGAAGAGGTATAAAACCAAATATATTTGAGATAGTAGTAGATGGAAATACGATGCATCGTCAGTCTGATGATCGTGCGATGCAAAAGATATTAGAAGAAACTATATTAAAAGTAAATTATAAATCATTCACTCAAATAGTAATTCTTGGTAGTAGTGCATTCGTACCTTTTATGCAGTTATCAGGTACAAATCGAAGAGAAGTAATCGAAGACTTATTGGATATTCGTATTTTTTCTGCAATGAATAATATTGTTAGAGAAAAGATAAAATATCAAAAAGATGAAATCAATACATTAGATTTAAAAAAAGATAATATAAAAGATAAACTTGAAATGCAAGAAAAGTTTATTGATGAATTAGAGAGTCGTGGTAAAAAAAATATAGATGAGAAGAAAAATAAGATTGATACCCTTATGTGTGAGGCAGATGATTATGTTAAAGTAAATGAAGTATTAGAGAATGATGTGTTTGATATAACTAATCAGCAAGAACAAGTAACTGGAGCAAATAAAAAGTTAAAGAAACTAAACAATCTCAAAGGTAAAATATCTCAAAAAGTAGCAACAATTACTAAGGAACATAAGTTTTTCACAGAAAATACAGTATGTCCTACTTGCACTCAAGATATAGAAGAATCATTTCGTTTAAATAGAATTGATGACGTTCAAAATAAAGCAAAGGAGTTGCAATCTGGTTATAAAGAACTAGAAGAAGCAATTCAAAAAGAAGAAGAACGAGAACGTCAATTTACAAAACTATCAAAGGAGATTACTAAACTCAATAATGGCATTTCTCAAAACAATACTCGAATCTCTGGATGTAACCGACAAATCAGAGATTTGGAATCGGAAATTCAGAGACTTACCGACCAACTTGCAAACAGAAATACTGAACATGAAAAGTTAGAAGAGTTTAAAGAAAATCTCCAAAGCATTTTTACTGAATTAGCAAACAAGAAAACCGAAATTACATATCATGATTTTGCGTATTCTTTGTTAAAGGATGATGGAGTAAAGACAAAAATAATTAAGAAATATCTTCCCCTTATTAATCAGCAAGTAAATCGTTTCTTGCAGATGATGGACTTCTATATTAATTTTAGACTTGATGAGGAGTTTAATGAATCTATTGAATCTCCTATTCATGAAAAGTTTTCTTATGCTTCTTTTTCTGAAGGGGAGAAGATGAGAATTGACCTTGCACTCTTATTCACTTGGAGAGAAGTTGCTAGAGTTAAAAACTCTGTGAATACTAATCTATTAATTATGGATGAGATATTTGATAGTTCTCTTGATGGATTTGGTACAGATGAGTTTCTTAAGATTATTCGTTTTGTAATTAAGGATGCAAATGTATTTGTTATATCTCATAAAGCAGATCTTCATGATAAATTTAATAGTGTGATTAGATTTGAAAAGGTTAAAGGTTTTTCACGGATGGTAGTTTAATAAATACCTAAAAAACCTTTTAACAATGGCTTGGCATATTAAAAAAACTAGTCTTCTTGGTTCTGCTGTAGGAACTGTTTATTATAAGGGTGATAAGTGTTGGACTGAAACCTTTGATAATAGAAAGACTTATACCTCACAAGCGAAAGCGAAGGAAGAAGATTTCATCTGGAAGAAGAAA